CTAAATTTGTTACATGTGAATTTGATTTTGAGAACCTTGTTGTTGTTGATGAGAATAGTTTTATTTCTGATAAATTACCTTGTCCTCTTGTTATTGGTTTTCTTTCAGGAGAACCACATAATATACAACCACTTAACTTACCAATTGATGATGACGACGAAAAGCTTGCTCAGAATGTTGAACTTGTTCATACAGATTCACATCTTCTTATGTACTCTGATTGTTGGAAGCTCTGGTTTGGAAACAAACCTGCCAATGATATGCTTGCAGATGAATATGCTGATAAATATAAGGATTCTGATTTTCTCATATCTGATGAGGAAATACCTGAAAATATTTGGTGTGTTCAACCACAAACAAAAGCTCATGCATCATGGTTTAGTTTATGTCATTCAGTTGGCCTTACTCAGAAGAACTATCTTGAAGAAAATTGGAAACAATTACTTTATGTTATGTCTGGACTTGTGCTTATGGATGAAGATCGTTGTGCTGAAACCATAATGTTCTACCAAGATACGGAGAGGTATCTGGATCCATTTGCTTATCTTTGGGCAGATCTTGAAAATGACCAAAAGAAACACATTTGTAAACGTTTTAGAAAGTACACTTATGATAGTTGGGATGAAAAGCTTTATAGTAATTCAGACCCTGATTATCAAAAAAGAGTACGACAAGAAATGTTGACAGTTGTTTGTGGGACAGTTCTAACAGCCATGGCAGCCAGTTATTTAGTTTGGAGAATTGTTGATTCAATTTTTCTCACTGCTGATGCTCAATCTGTTGATAAGACTCAGAAGAATTTAAGTCGTCGAGTTTATGCTCGAAATTTTCGTGCTGCTAAACAGGCACGTGATGAAAGAGACTTTCAGAAATACGAGAAACAAGAAGCTAAGAAAATGCAATCTTCACGCTACAACACTGGAAATCATGATTTTAAAATTGGCCAGAAACTTGGAAAGGCTGATAAACGAATTATGAAAGAAGGAGGTTGGGGCGCTAATTCACATCCTATAAGTCATAAAATACCATTTATGATGCGGGATGAAGAATCTAGCGATTCTGAAGATGAAGAAGAAATAGTTGCTGAAGCACAAGGTCCAGCTGTTAATTC